GAATACATATTTGCCTTTGATGAACCCAAATATCAGCCACTTTTGGAAAAGAAACTGGCACTGATGAAGAAGTACATCAGCAAACCTTGGAAGCTGAAGTTCTACATCTATTATCACCCTTCAATGGATCTTGGTCAGCTTTTTGACCGGGTAGAATGGTGCAGAAAGCATGAATGCCTTCCCTATGTGATGCGGGATATTGCCTGTTGGGACTGTAACATCAGGGAATTCTTGATTGATTATGCCGCATATTGCAATCAGCCAAGCATGTTCAAAAAACTGACATTTGAACAATTCATGGAAAAGCGAACCAACAATGAGCAGCGCAGAAATAACAGCATAACAATTTATAAGGAACGGTGTGAAAATGGCAAGTCTTTATGAAATAGAACAAGGAATTCTGGAATGTGTTGACTTGACTACTGGTGAACTGATAGATCCTGAACGGCTTGAAGCCCTGGTCATGGCAAAGGAACAGAAAATTGAAGGTGTGGCACTGTGGATCAAGAACCTTCAGTCTGATGCCCAGGCTTATAAAGCCGAAAAGGAAGCCTTTGAAAAGCGTGAAAAGGCAGCGCTTGCAAAGGTGGATTCACTGAAGAAGTGGCTTGCACAGGTTTTGGATGGTGAAAAGTTCAGCACTGCCAGATGTGCAGTCAGCTTCAGAAAATCTACCAAATTGGAAGTTTTGGAACCTGAAAATCTTCCCAAAGCACTGATGGTGGAAACCATCACTACAAAGCCGGATGCCAATGCAATCAAGGCACTTCTGAAAAGTGGAATGGATGTCCCTGGTTGCAGACTGGTAGAAAACCTTAATACACAAATACGATAACAGAAAGGAAAAAGAATTATGGGTCTTATTGTTAGTGAAAGCGGTGGCGGCGGCAACTTCAGCATTCTTGAAGAAGGCAGCTATGCAGCAGTTTGTTACATGCTTGTAGACATCGGTCTTCAGCGCAGTGAGTATTACGGCAACAGTTCCCCCAAAGTCATCATTGGTTGGGAAATTGCTGATGAATACGTTGAAATTGATGGCGAAAAGAAGCCCAGGGTGTTTTCTGCCCGGTACACTGCAAGCCTGAATGAAAAGGCTATTCTTCGCCGTGACCTTGCTGCATGGCGTGGAAGGGACTTCACTGAAGCAGAACTGGCAGAATTCAATTTGCGGAACATTGTTGGAGCGCCTTGCCTGATTCAGATCATTCACAAGAAAGCTGCCAATGGCAAAACCTATGCCAACCTTGCAAGCGTTATGAAGCTTCCTAAAGGCATGGCGGCACCCAAGCTGACACTGGACACTGTTGTTTATGACATTGAAGAAAGTGATCCCGCTGAAGTGTCCAAGCTGCCTGAATGGATTGCCAAGCAGGTTGAAGCCAGTGAAACCTATCAGCAGCGCCTGAGAGAAGCAAGCGGCGGTGCAGCAAAAATGAGTGACTTTGAAGAAGCAGATGGTGAACTTCCGTTTTAAGGGGGAACGGTTATGAATAACAAATACCACAGCAAAAGAATCATCATAGATGGTGAACAGTTCGATTCCATGAAGGAATATCGCAGATGGTGTGAACTGAAGTTTCTTCAGAAGGCCAAACACATCAAGGATTTGAAGCGTCAGGTCAAGTTTGTTCTGATTCCGGCACAGTATGAAAACGGCAAGTGTCTTGAACGTGAATGTAGTTATTTTGCTGATTTTGTATATGTCCAGGATGGCAAATTGGTTGTGGAAGACACCAAAGGCTATAAAACCAAGGATTATATCATCAAGCGGAAAATGATGCTTCATGTTCACGGCATAAGGATTCAAGAGGTATAAAAGATGGCTGCAAAATATGTTTCTGAACAGAAGGCCTATGAAGACCTGGCAAATGCCATTGTGGTCAAGGCTGTTGACGATTACAAAAGGGCTTACATGAAATACTTGCATGAACCTTATAACATTGAAACAAAATCCAGAAAAGATGGATTGCGGGTGTTCTTTGGTTCTGAATCGTATTGTGCGCTGACAACTTTGGATGCCGATTATCTTCTTGAATCCATTGAGAAAGAATGCAAAGAAAAATATGCGCTGAAAATGCAGCTTTTGAGAAAAAGAAAGGAAACTGATTCGTGGAAATAATCAAAGTCAAATATCTGCGTGGTGTGCGGAAGATTGAGTGCTTCAATGTGGGTGACTGGGTTGACCTTCGTGCCGCTGAAGACATCAACATGGAAACCGGGGAATTCAAGATGATTCCGCTTGGTGTGGCAATGGAACTGCCCAAAGGTTATGAAGCACTTGTGGCACCAAGAAGCAGCACATTCAAGAAGTATGGCATCATCCTTGCAAACAGCATCGGCATCATTGATGAAAGCTACAAGGGTGACGGTGATGAATGGCACTTCCCAGCCTATGCATTGCGTGGCACTCATATCCGCAAGAATGAACGGATCTGCCAGTTCAGAATCATTCAGCATCAGCCTTTGATTCAGCTTCAGGAAGTTGAAAGCCTTGGCAATGAAGACAGGGGTGGACTTGGTTCCACAGGAAGGATGTGATTGCATGACGGTTGAAGAAATGGATGAAGTTATCCAGGAATACTGTGGAAAAGATGATGATTGTGGTGACTGTGAAGTTCACGATTTGTGCTGCAAGATAGATGGCATGTTTGACCACCACCCGGCAATTTGTAAAGAAGCTTATGAAATCATCACAAAGCGGAACAAAGAACAGCCTGACAATGTGAACCATCCCAAACACTATGAAACTGGCAAGTTTGAATGCATTGATGTCATGGTGGAAACCCAGGGCAAAATTGCTGTTCAGTCATACTGTATTTGCGCTGCTTTCAAATATCTGTACCGACACATGCGGAAGAATGGCCTGGAAGACATCAAGAAGGCAAGATGGTATCTGGACAAGTTCATTGAACTGGAAGAAGGTGAAGCTGATGATCGCTGATATTCCAAACCATCCGGGGTTCAAGGCAACCACAGAAGGTGACATCATCGGCAAGCGTGGAAAAGCGCTTGTAGGACACATTGACTGTGGCGGCTATCGTGAAGTGATTCTGAGCGAAAATGGAACCTTCAAAAATTATTTGGTTCACAGGCTTGTTCTCTCCACATTTTCACCACAGGACGGAATGGAACGGCTTTTTGTGAATCACAAGAACGGAATAAAGACGGACAACCGCATTGAAAACCTTGAATGGTGTACCAAATCGGAAAACACAATCCATTCCTACAACAACGGATTGCAGACCAAAGTCACCAACCAACATGGCACATTCAGGGTTCTGACTGACAGTGATTTTGACATAATCCGTGACTTGCATCACAGGGGCTATCTGGATGAAGAAATAGCCAGGGAAATAGGGTGCAGCAGAGGTTTGGTGTCAAGGAAAATAAGAGAATGGGGAATCAGAAATGATCACGATTGAAAAAACAGAAGTATTTGGTTGGGAAGCTGCTATCAGAGGTCTTAGGAACCCAATGAATTCCTGGGATAAGTCTGACAGCATAACTAATGCCGGATTCGATTCAACTTCTTGCATCCTTGGTGACAATGACCTTGGCCTGATGAAGCGCCTTCGTGATGCCGGAACTGACCACAGAAAATTCATGCGAATGTTGACCGTTTATGTGGACATCACAGCGCCCTTGTATTGGTGGAAGGAATTTGACACATACAAGGTTGGCACTGTTGCCAATAGCTGTTCCACCATGCACAAAATCCATGCAAAGGAATTTACAAGGGATGACTTCAGCCATGAACACATCAGAAACATCAAGGGCATGGGCAATTTTGACACAGCATTCAATCACATAATTTCTGATTTGAACCATGCAAGGGACTTGTTTCTTGAAACAAAAGATAAGCGTTTTTGGTGGCAGATGATTCAGCTTCTTCCCACATCCTACAATCAGAAGCGAACTGTCATGCTGAATTATGAAGTCCTGGCAAACATGTATAAAAGCCGGAAAAACCACAAACTTGACGAATGGCAGGATCTGTGCCGATGGATTGAAGCCCTTCCCTATTCCGAACTTATCACAGGCTAAATTTTTTTACAGAAAAAGTTCGATTTATAGAACCCGCCCTGTCAACAGCGGGGCGGGACAAAGAAAGGATGATATTGATGAACGAATTAAAAACAACCACAAAGCTTGTCAAGTCCATCCTTGAAGTGGACAAGCAAGCCAGAAACAGTGACAGTGTGCTTTATCTGCGTGTGCTTGAACATATAGCAGCAGAAAAAGGCATTCAACTTGATTATTTGACCGTCAGGCGCTTTCTGACTTCCATGAACATTCTTCCCTTCCCGCCTTTTGAAAGCGTCAGAAGGACAAGGCAGAAGGTTCAGGCAACATTCCCTGAACTGGCATCTGCTGAAAAGATTGCCAAGATGCGAATGGAAAACGAAAAGGAATACAGGGCTTATGCCCTGGGTGACATTGATGGGAATTAAGCGGCCTGTTGACACTGCATTTTGGACTGATGGCAAAGTTGATGAATTTAGCCCGGAAGACAAATACTTCATGCTTTACCTGTTGACCAATCCATTCACAAAGCAGCTTGGAATCTATGAAATCAGCATAAAACAGGCAGCTTTCCAGATGGGTTATTCCATGGACGCCTTCAATGTGCTGCTTGAACGCTTTGAAAACAAATACAAGATGATTCTGTTTTCCAGGGAAACCAGTGAAGTTGCCATTCTGAATTTCCTTCGCCATTCTGTGATGACAGGCGGCAAGCCTGTTGAAGACTGCATCAGAAAGGAAATGGAATTCGTAAAGAACAAAAAGCTGATTGACGCTGTGTTTTCCCACATACAAGGCAAGAAGCTGAATGACACTGTCAGAAAAATTGTCGATGAATATATGAATGAAAATGATATTCAAAATGACAATAACAATGACAATGAGAATGAAAGAACGGTGGACGATTCGTCATGCGATTCGTCAGACGATTCGTCCAAAGACAAAGAAATCTATATTTCCATCATCTCATATCTGAATGAAAAGACCGGGAAAAGCTTTCGTCCATCTTCCAAGAAAACAAGAAGCTGCATCCATGCAAGGCTTGAAGAAGGATTCAAACTTGATGACTTCAAGACTGTCATTGACAACAAGTGCGCTGACTGGCTTGGAGATAGAAAAATGGATGAATATTTAAGGCCGGAAACCCTATTTGGCACCAAATTTGAATCTTACCTAAACGCAAAAATCAGAAAGGGTGTAAACAATGGACGCATTGGCAGAACTGATGCAGAAGATTACGGCGAAACAGTCGGAACTTGGCTTTGAACCACTGACTGCAAAGGACTATGAACAGGCCAAGGCTGATGCTTACAACAGCGGCATTGGCAACCTGGACAAAGAAGATGGCTATAACTGCGATATATGCAAAAACAAGGGCATGATTGCTTCTGTATTCTACAATGAACAGTTTGGCTATTGGTCAGAATCAGTGTCCAGTTGTAAGTGCATGAAGGCAAGAAACGCCATCAGAAGGCTGCACAGATCCGGGCTGAAGAATGTTGTGAAGGATTACAGCTTTGATAAATATGAAACCCCTGAAGCATGGCAGAAAACCATCAAAGAAACTGCAATCCGATTCTGTCAGGATGAAGATCACAACTGTTTCTTCATCGGTGGTCAGTCAGGTGCCGGGAAAACTCACATCTGCACTGCTATTGCTGTCCATTACATCAGAAAGGGCAAGGAAGTCAGATACATGCTTTGGCGTGATGAAATCACCAGGATTAAATCTGTGGTGAATGAACATGACCAATATGGAAGTCTGATGGATTCCCTGAAACAGACTGATGTGCTTTACATTGATGACCTATTCAAAAGCGGCAAAGGTGATGATGGCAATCCCAAACCACCAACAGCAGCAGACATCAATGCCGCTTTTGAAATCATCAATTACAGGTATAACAACAAGAATCTGATCACCATCATCAGCAGTGAAAGAACCCTGGCTGAATTGGTGGACATTGATGAAGCAGTTGCCGGAAGAATTGCGGAAAGAGCCAAGGCGGGTGGATATTGCTTCAACCTGAAGAAAGACAAGTCCCGCAATTGGAGAATGAAAGGTTGTGGTGAAATTTAATGGCATATAACGTGTATTATTGCTGCGAAAAATGCGGCATCACTGTTTCGTGGATAAACACGAATGTTCACATGAGAAACGCAATAGCAATTGCCCGGAACGATGGGTGGCAAGTTGGGAAAACAGGTTGGTTTTGCAAAAAGTGCAGAACAAGAAAGAGAGTGGAGAAAAAATAATGGCTGAAGAATTGATAAGCAGACAAGCAGCGCTTGATATATTCGATGACATTCCGCTGTTTGGCAGTGCGGCGCAGATGTTAATTGACGCCATTCCCGCTGTTGATGCTGTGGAAGTTGTCAGGTGCAAGGATTGTAAATATCTTTACTGTTGCAGTGCAGTTGACAGGCGGTTTTATTGCCGCCACTGGCCTAAAGGATTGGAAGGGATAAATGTGATAGAAGACAATCCATTTTGCAGCTATGGAGAACGAAAGGACGGTGAAGCCAATGAATGAGAAAAAAGCCAATGAAGCCAAAGAATATCTTGAACAAATCCAGTTGTGTGATAAGAAAATCAACAGCAAACTGGAAGAACTGTGCAGACTGAATGCCCTGGCATATAAGGTCACAAGCACACTGAAGGCGGTTGCTGTGTTTGGTTCCGGCACACAGGACAAAGTTGGTGATGCCGTTTCCAGAATTGTTGACCTGCAAAGGGAAATCAATGATGACATTGACAAGTATTGTGACAAGAAAGCTGAAGTCCGGGCATTGATTGACCAGATAAAGAATCCTGATGAACTGGATGTGCTGTCAAAGCGTTATTTGCTTTATGAATCCCTTGAACAGATTGCCTGTGAAATGGGCTTCACATACAGAAATGTGTGCTACATACACGGCAGAGCGCTTCAGACGGTGGCTGAACTGATGAAGGGGGAATCCTGATGTTCAACACAGGAAAGGCAACCATGCCTGTGGCATCTTCACCTTGTTATGAATGCCCTGACAGGGTGCTTGGTTGTCATGGCACCTGCGAAAAGTACAAGGATTTCAAGGATGAAAGAATTGAACTTAGCAATCAGATCCGCAAGAATGCCAGGTCAGAAAAGGCTGCTGATGCTGTCATAATTAACGGCATCCAGAGAAGACGGAACAAGGCCGATGGCAGAAAACCACCTGTTAGATAAAGAAAGAAGGTTTGTGATGGATTGCAATAACTGCAAAAGATTTCTGAAGTGCTATGCCTGTGAAAAGATGCTGAAGTGCATGGAAGTCAAGCGCATGATAAAGCGCACAGAATGCTTTGTCTGTGATATGGACTGTGATGATGCGGAAGAAGGTGAAGATGATGGCTGATGTGAATGCTGATTTGACAAAGCTGCATGACGCATTGGCAGAAATGCAGAGGGCTGACAAATGATTACCAAAATCATTGCCTATGCCGCCATTATGTTTGTTGGCATCATAATCCTTGCTGTGTTGTTTGTGCGTGATTGTCGCAAAGCAAAGGGGGATAAGAAATGACATACCTTCCTGAATCATTTTACATCACAACACCAACTGTTGAAGCTGTTGTGTGGACTGCTGTTTTTGTGGTGATGTTTGTCCTGGCGTTGGTTGTGTGTTGGTGGCATGATAGGTGAAAACTTTTCACCAAATTTCACAGAATTTCATGTCTTGACTATGATATAGTATAAACTGAACAAAGAATGAAAATGACATTTCGCTTGCCTGACCGGGGCTACTCCTCCCCCTGGTTGGGCTTTTTATATTTCATTGAAAGAAAGGTTTTTATGAATTACCTGAAAAATATCAACTGGGATGATGTGCGCTTCTTCAAGGTTTGGAACTTCAAATATATTGAAGGCAATCCCAAAGAATGCATAATTGATGCCCTTGCCATTCTTCTTGGCGATTATAATCCATATAGAAAACAAGCGGCAATGTTATTGCTGAAGGCTTTGGTCAGGGATCGGTTTCGGAAATTCCTTTTGGACAATCCTGATGTTTATCCTTATGACAGAAATGATTGTAGGGTTAGGCAGTGGACAGCGGCAGTTCTTTCAAAAGGGCGCTGTGAATTGTGTGGCAGCACTGAAAACCTTGAAGCACATCACATTGTAAGATGGGCAGATTATCCCAGGGGAAGAATTGATGTAAATAACGGAATGTGTCTTTGCCATGAATGCCACACAGAAGAACATAAACATGATCAGTCATATCACATGATGAAGGCAAAGCGCAGTAAAAAATCGTAAAGAAAGGGGGTATATTATATGCTGAAGCCAAAGCAGGTGAAGTGTCTTGAATTGATGCTTGACAATCCCAAAATGAAGATGAAAGACATTGCAGCAGAACTGAATGTCACGCCAAAAACAATCAGTATGTGGAAGCGTGAAGAAGAATTCCGGGCTGAGTATGACACCAGTTTCCGGCTAAAGCTGCAATATGCTTCCGCAAAGGCTTTTAATACACAGATAAAGCTTCTTGATTCACCCAATGAAATGGTTGCTTATCTTTCAGCAAAAGACATTATGGACAGGGCAGGTTTCAATCCCGTTGAAAAGGTTCAGCAAGAAGTTGACATGGATTTGAATATAACAGTGGATTATGGTGATGACGAATGAACATAAAGGTTCAAGCCAATCCCTGTTTCAAAGAGGTTGACAGAAGTAACAAGCGCTATATTGTTATGAAAGGCAGTGCAGGTTCTGGCAAGAGCGTTGACACAGCACAGAATTACATATTGCGCTTAATGCGTGATAAGGGCAGAAACCTTGTCTGTATTCGCAAATCAGATATAACAAACCGTGACAGCACTTTTGCAGAACTGACAGGTGCTATATATCGCATGTTTGGTGATAAGGCTGACCAATACTGGCAGATAAACATGTCACCACTGAAGCTGACCTGCAAGGCCAATGGCAATCAAATAATATTCCGTGGAATGAATGATGAAAAGCAGCGTGAAAAGCTGAAGTCCATCACATTCCAGAAGGGCAAGCTGACAGATGTTTGGTGTGAAGAAGCAACCGAACTGACACAAGCTGACCTGGAAATAATAGATGACCGTCTGCGTGGTGTTTTGCCGCCTGGACAGTTCTATCAGATAAGACTGACCTTCAATCCAGTGAACAAGAATCATTGGATCAAGAAGGTCTTTTTTGATATTCCAGATGATAATGTGCTGTGCCATCATTCCACATATCTGATGAACAGGTTCTGTGATGATGCATACAGGCAGCGCATGGAAAGAAGAAAGATTGTAGATCCAGAAGGTTACAGAATATACGGCCTTGGCGAATGGGGCGAAATCGGCGGTTTGATTCTGCATAATTGGGAAATCAAAGACATTTCACAGAATGCTTCAGACTATGATGACTTTGCCAATGGACAGGACTTTGGTTTCAACCATGCTGACGCAATTCTTGGTGTGGGTTGGAAAGATGATGACCTATACATCACCAAGGAACTGTATGAGTTTGAGAAGGACACCAATGAACTGATTGAACTTGCTGTGAAGAAAGGCTTTGAACTGAAGAAGCAGATGTGGTGTGATTCAGCAGAGCCGGACAGAATCAAGATGTGGCAAAAGGCAGGTTTCAGGGCAAGGGGTGTTGACAAAGGTGGTTCAGCAGGTTCTGTGAAAGCACAGATTGACTGGCTGAAGCAAAGAAAAATATATGTCCATCCTTCCTGTGTAAACACCATCAAGGAACTGCAACAGTGGAAGTGGAAGAAGGATGAAAAAACAGGTGAATACCTGGATGAACCAGTGCCATTTCAGGATGATGCCATGGCTGCACTTCGCTATTCAATAGAAGGATGGCGAAAGATGAAGAAGTGGCTGACATAAAGGAAGAAAGGGGAAAGGGAATGAACAAAACAATCAATGTTTCTGTCAGGAACAAGATTGCTGTTCTGACCAATGATGTTTTATACATCTGTGGCAACAGTGATTTTGTTGTTGACTTTGATTTTGATGATGAATGGGATGAATTCTATGCCAAGACTGCCAGATTCATATATGGCGGTCAGTATGTTGATGTAGTATTTGAAGGCAATCAGTGTGCAGTGCCTGTGATTTCCAACACTTATAGTTTCCTTATTGGTGTATTTGCCGGAAATCTTAGGACTACCACACCCGCATATATTAGCGCCAAGAAATCCATCCTGTGTGAAGGTGGGCTTCCGGCTGCACCAACCGATGATGTGTATGCACAGATGGTGGAAATGTTCAATGAAGGCATGGTAAAGGTTGCCAAAGTTGAAGCCAAGGCAGATGCCACTGAACAGGCCAAGGTTGATGCACAGGCTGCACAGAAAGCGGCTGAAAAAGCAAAGGGAAGTGCAGAAACGGCAAAGAAAGGCGCTGAAGATGCCAAAACGGATGCTGAAACAGCAAGGAAGGGCGCTGAAGAAGCACAGCAGAAAGCGGAAGAAACTGTTGGATCTTGTGTTTCTTATCTTGAACAAGAACCCACTGATGAAGAAAAAGCCCAGGCAAGAAAGAACATTGGTGCCGTGGAGTCGTGGTGTGAAAACATTGCCCCTGAAATGACTGGTTATAGTTATGATTTGGGGTATAAATTCCCATCCGATTTCAAGTTGACCTACGGTGAAGAATATATCGTTAGTTTTAACGGTGTGAAGTATCATTGTGTCGGTTATTATGTATGGGATGGCAATGGTGGCAAGGTTTCTTGTATTGGTGGTAGTCCGGATTACCCATTTCAGGTTAGAGAAATGTTTCCTTCTGAAGCTGAAAAGTATCCTAATTGTTATGCCGCAGTTAATGTGCGGGATGTCAATAAAAAAATTACAATTTCCATTTACCATGTTAGTGGAACGGTAATTCATCCCATTCCCATGAAGTTCTTGCCTGATGAAGTGGCGGCAACTGTGGAACGCACAGCCAGAGCATTCAGCACAGAAGAAATTGGTGACACCCTTACATGGGACGGAAACACAGATAGGCTTGATGTATGTGACCAATATTATCGTGTCTTTGGCAAAGTAAAAAGCATTGCAGAAAACATAGAATTGTTTACCTCTGATAATGCAACATATTTAGACTCTGATGGCGGTGCTTACACTGGCAACTATTTTACCCAAACGGATGACCATATAAATTTTGGTCATGTAATAATCACACTTAAAGATAACGCTTTTGTTCCGTATTGTGGAATGAGTTTCCCAAGGAAGGGCGTTTATTTTTATGGGAGAGTGGAAAGCGCAGATTCAGGTTTTGTTCATGTTTCTTCCTTCACTGTGCCTGGTTTCAATTTCACGAATGAAGAAATGGATGATGAATTTCTTCCTGACAGTGTTGTTCAGAACGGTGCCACTTCACTGACGCTTGCTTCGCCCAGAGGAATTCTGTTCAACATAACGGTTGATAATAGCGGCAACATCACAGCAACCAAAGTGACAACTTAACAAACAAACAAACGAAAGGGGAATGATTAAATGTTTGCTATTTATGGTGGTAAACAGGAATTTACACAGTGGGATCTGGATCAGCTTGTGACCAATCCTTGCATGAATGAAGGTGATGAAGTTGTTTTCAAAGCCCTTGGCAAAACCTATGAAACAACTGCATTTGTGATGAACGGTGAAACTGTGGCTGATGTGCCAAACTTCCTGTTGCAGAAGCCCTGTGAAATCACTGTTGACCTTAGATGGGGTCTTGATGTCAATCTGGAATGCAGAACTGTATTCAATGTGGCAAAGCGTGACAAACCCGCTGATTATTGCTGTGACTATAACATCAAATACAGACCTGAAAAGAACAGCGGCGGCGTTTCCTCTTGGAACGACCTTACCGACAAGCCCTTTGGCGAGGAAACAGGCATGGTGGAAGTGCTGCCAGAAACTACGGTAACTGGTGAAGCAGGCTATGAACTGATTATCCCCAATATCATCGATGTAACCGTAGGAGCAACCTACATCGTGACACATAACGGCGTTGATTACGAACAGGTGGGACAGGCTATTGATGTTGACGGTATTTCTGCTGTTGGATTTGGCGATTTAACAAACTTTGGCGGCACAGGAAACGGCGAACCTTTCACCATGATTATTTTCCCTGCGGATATTGCTCCCCAAATGGGTGTAGGCGGTATGTTAGTTAACGCAGACGGTTCCACTTCTGCTACCATCTCCATCACCACCGAAGGCACCGTCATAACCCCCATCGAAGGCAAATATCTCCCCAAAGGTACGCCTTGGATTGAAGAAGGCGAAATGGTGGAGATAGTTAATATAAACAGTCCCTTTGGTACGCCAAAGGAGCCACTGGTTGTTGGTGAAGTTTACAAATGCACAATCAATTCGCTGTCTGGCGAAACTTTTGAATTTGAAGGTGAAGCAAAAGATGGTGCGGGTTTCGCACCCGATTGGTATGGTAATTTGGCCATGAAAGTCTATATCGGAGATAAAAACGGTGCTTGCGTTGCATGGCCTGGCGAAGGGTATGACGCTTGCGCAGTGGATGACAGAAGCGAAAGGGCTATGAGTTTTTCTGTCTACAAAGACAACACTGTTATCAAGAAACTTGACAAACGCTGTCTGCCTGACGATGCAACTTCCTTCACCCTTGTAAGCCCCAACGGCACGAAGTACGCTGTTACCGTTTCCGATAGCGGCACACTTAGCGCAACAAAGGCATAACACAAAGCCCCGCTTCGGCGGGGCTTAACTATTACACAGAAAGGCGGTGATGCACATTGCTGACTGTTGAAGAAATCAAAACATTCATTGACCAGGATGCTGCAAGCACGAAAAAGAAGTTTGCAAAGGTTGGTTTACGGTACTATGAAGCTGACCATGACATCAAGAATTATAGAATCTTCTATATTGATGCAGATGGCAAGCTTCAGGAAGACAAGTACAAAACCAACATCCAGATTCCGCATCCTTTCTTCACTGAAAATGTGGATCAGACAGTTCAGTATATGCTTTCCGGCAAAGATGGCTTTGTGAAGTCTGATGACCCTGAACTTCAGACACACCTGGACAGCTATTTCAATGATGATGAAGACTTTGCTGCAGAACTGTATGAAACGCTGACAGGCTGCATTGCCAAGGGCTTTGACTACATGTATGCATACAAGAATGCAGAAGGCAGAACGGCCTTCCAGTGCGCTGACAGCATAGGTGTCATTGAAGTTGAAAAGCGCTTCGCCAGTGACAAGGAAGACCACATTCTGTATTGGTACATAGACAGGATTGATAAAGATGGCAAAACTATCAAAAGAATCCAGGACTGGAATGCAAACAATACGGTCTTCTATAAACAGACAGGTGAAGGCGAAATTAAAAAGGATGAAGATGAAAAAATCAATCCCAGGCCGCATGTGATATACACCAAGGATGGTGATGAAGAAACCAAGTTCTATAAAGGCTTTGGTTTTGTTCCTTTCTTCCGTCTGGACAACTGCAAGAAACAGGTCAGTGGACTGAAGCCTATCAAGGCGCTGATTGATGACTATGACTTGATGTCCTGTGGACTGTCCAACAACATTCAGGATGCCAATGAAGTTCTGTATGTGGTCAAGGGCTTCCAGGGTGACAACCTTGATGAACTGATGCAGAACATCAAGGCAAAGAAGCACATTGGCGTTGATGAAGATGGTGCCATCGACATCAAGACCATTGACATTCCCGCTGAAGCCAGAAAGACCAAGCTTGAACTGGATGAAAAGAATATATACAGGTTTGGCTTTGCATTGAACACTTCCGGCCTGAAGGACACCAATGCCACAACCAATCTGGCAATCAAGTCTGCATATTCCCTTCTGGATCTGAAGGCAAACAAGCTTGAGATTCGCCTAAAACAGTTCATGCGGAAGCTGCTGAAGATTGTTCTGGCTGAAATCAATGAACTGAATGGCACTGATTACGGTCAAAAAGATGTGTACTTCGATTTCACAAGGGACATCCCTGTAAACGAGCAAGAAGAAGCACAGAACAAATTGACTGAAGCGCAGCGCAAGCAGACAGAGATTAACACACTGCTGAACATTGCTGCCCATTTGGATAATGACACTTTGATGGAACAGATTTTTGAACAGCTTGATTTGGATTATGATGATTACAAGGATAGACTGCCAAAGCCTGAAGAAGATGGTCTTCTGGCCGCACAATCTACTTTGAATTCTGTTGAAGTGGAGCCGGAAACTATTGATATTTCGTGAAAATTATGGTAAAATAACTTATGCAAGGATAGTGATTGCAACACGATAAGGGCAGAAACCCACTGCCCTTCCTTGCTTCATTATGGGTGTCACTGAAAGGGTAAAGGTGATAATATGGAAATCTGGAAGGATGTTGTTGGCTATGAAGGATTTTATCAAGTCAGCAACAAAGGCAATGTCAAGAGCCTTGAACGGTTTAATGTGCAAACGCAAGAGTACGAAAGCCGGGAACGCCTTCTGAAACAAACACTTGATAAGCGTGGCTATCCAAAGGTAACGCTAATCAAGCGGTGTGACAGGAAGGGAAAGTCAGTTCACAGGTTGGTTGCAGAAGCATTCATTCCCAATCCAAGTGATTTGCCACAAGTGAATCACAAGGATGAAGTAAAAACCAATAACAGCGTGGAAAACCTGGAATGGTGCAGTAATTCGTATAATCACGATTACGGAACAAGGGTGGAACGATGTGCCGCCAAACTAAAAAGGAAGGTTGTCCAATACTCTTATGGTGGGTGCATGATTGCTGAATATGATGGTGTTCGTGACGCAGCAAAACAGAACGGATTCAAAGCTGTTTCATCAATATCTGAATGCTGTTCCGGGAAACGAAACACTGCATACGGTTATATATGGAGATACAAGGAAGCTGAATGATTCAGCTTCCTTTTCTTATTGGTGGTGATACTATCAAAAAATATGAAAAAGAAGTTGTTCAGGCACAGCTTGACAATGAAAAAGCAGTCTTGAAAGCACTGGAAGGTAATTATCAGGACGCTTTGGAAGAAATAGAAAGCAAAATTGCACAGCTTCTTGGCAGATCTGACGCTGATATGTCCCATGTTGTGTACCAAGTTGAATATCAGAAGGCCTTGAAAAAGCAGATTGAAGGAATTCTTCTTCAGCTTCAGACCAATGAGTTTGAAACTGTTTCTGAATACCTGACCAAATGCTATGAAGAAGGCTTCCTTGGCGCTATGTATTCACTACACAGCCAGGGTGTTCCACTTATCTTCCCCATTAACCAGGAAGAAATTGTGGCTGCAATACAGCATGAAACAAACCTGACATCAAGTCTATATAATGCCTTTGACATTAAAGACTTACAGAAGAAAATTGCCGGGGAAATCAGCCGGGGATTTTCAACAGGTTCCACATTCAAAGAGGTTGCCAGGAATGTTGCTGCTGTCACCAACATTGGCAAGAACAAAGCCATGACCATTGCCCGGACAGAAGGACACAGAATCACAGAAACAGCGGCATATAATGCACAGCTTAAAGCCAAAGAACGTGGTGCTGATGTGGTGAAGGTTTGGGATGCCGCACTGGACAGCAGAACAAGGCCTTCCCATGTAAAGGTTGACGGTGAAATCAAGGAACTGGATGAAAAGTATTCCAATGGACTGATGTTTCCCGGTGATCCGAATGGTTCTGCTGCTGAAACTATAAATTGCCGTTGCAGGTCAAGAACTGATGCAAGATGGGCTTTGGATGCAGATCAAACCAAGATACTTGGTGATGTTTCCGAAATGACTGATGACCAAAAAAAGGCCATTGCAAAGAAACTGAATGTGCCAGTTGAAGAACTGGATCAGTATAGTGACCAGGTTATTCCCATCAACGCAAAGAACTATGCTGATTTCAAAGAGCAATACAAGAAATATTGGAACTATGAAGGCAGTGCTTTGCAGAAAGAAGTTGAACCCAGGATTGCTGAATTGGAAGCCAAAAGAACTGGCAAAAAAGGTTCTGAAAAATCGAACAAAACCCTTGAAAATACTGCAAAAAGTGATAAAATGGTATTGCCTGATATAGTGATTGGAAGAAGCGTTGGTGCAAAGGCCAAGAACTATGATGTAATGGATCTTGCAACAGGTGAAATGTTCCACTTTGTTGAAGGAACAAGGTTGCAGAATGTTGAAGTTTTCGCAGGTAAGGGTTCCAAGGTGCCGTATAGAAACGCATATAAA